CCAATTCTATGGTTGATGTTGTGGGATTGATAAAATACGTCATGGTGTCGATTGCAAAGCTCACCCCATCGTCAGAAAATGTCACCGTGTCCCCGGGGTTGAGGAAAATGTAAGGTTTTGCCAATCTGTAATGATATTTACCGCCCCTGGTTGACCGGTAGGTGACGCCGGACAGCGTTACGGCTTTGGCTGAATATGTGGCAGTTGAGTAGCCAACAAGCGTGACGGATTGATTGGTCCCACCTTCATCGGGGTTCACTTCGTCCAGGCTGGTTTCCATGATCGTCTCTGTCTGCTTGATCACGCCGTTCTGTTCATATGCCTGCTGGATTTTCAAGGTCCCGTTGGGCCGGGCCGCAATCTCGTCCGCATAGTCTACGGTCGGGATGACCACTGACAGATAAGTCGGATCACCTGATCTACGCCGTGCCTGAAATGATGCCATGGGTAAAGTCAAATCCGTGGTGCCGTCCGCTGCTCCGGTCAGAATGCAGAAATACCGGATGATGGCGGAGCCGGTTTCAAAGCTGGATATGCCGTCCATGTCCATGGCCAGGCCGATTTCAAACGGCTGGACTGGGATGGATTGCATGGGCGAACCATCAAAGGTCAGGCCAATTTTCAGAGGTGACAGGGCTATATTTTGCGTAACGTTCCCGAAGCCTGCCGACAAACCTAAATTAAAAGGTTCAAGCTGGACATCAACACCAAGGCGAATCTCCCCGATGCCAACGCCAACGCCCATGGAAAATGCAGTGGCCGGAACTGATTCGGATAGCGTCCCGCTTAAATACATGCCTGTTTCGAGTGGGGATAGGGTTGTGTGTGCGTCCCCGATTATATCCCCTGCACCCAAAGACAATCCCATATTTAACTGGGCAAAAACAACATCCCAAACAGCATATAAAGTAACATCTTCCGTACCCATTGAAAAGGTATCACCAGCATAATAACTTGTTCCTGCTCCACTTGCTGCCGTATTCCAACCAGAAAAAGCATGGTCTGTTTTTGCCAGCGACCCGGTGTTACCTAAAACCGTAACGATATCGCTTTCTTCATAATCTGTTGAATCAACGGGCACCGCCCCCGTATCGTTGCCGTTACCATTATATGTGATATTGAAGAAGGTGGGTATAATGAGCGTGATCTCTTGGTCGTCTGCTGTATTAGAAGCAACGTGCTGATCAAACTGCCCGTCAAAAATTAATGTGGAGTTTGAAATTGTTGCGCCGTAGGTAGCATCTGTAATTGAATCAGAAGATATGGTGATTTTTACATTTTTTGCCCCTCGAGTTGTTGACCCGCCATTGTGATGATAGTTGTTTATCACAATACTATCAAAGGTAATCGCATCATCAAAAACAACTGATGTTCTTTGGTTGGTTGTTGCACCCGGATCTGATGTCCACCCATTGATTGTTGTAGATTCGCCAGTTTTTGAAACATCGCTTTTGAACGCATGGATAGGATCAAAATAATGAGATGTGTCATAGCCTGTCATGGCAGTAGATAATGGGTTTTGTAATGCACCATCAATCTTTAATTCAACTGACCGATATCCGACATAAGAGCCATCGCCCCAATTATCTGCAATATCAAATATAACTGATTTTGCGGTAAAGCTCATTGGTTACGATCCAATCCCCAGATTAATTACGATATCCTGCCCGGTCCAGCTTGCCCCGTCCACGATGGTATAATCCGTGCCAAAATCAATGCACCCCACCACCGCGTCATTGGCATCGGTTTCGTCATAGATGATCATAGCACCAAATGGGCCGATGTCCCCGGCTGAAGCCGTCCACGTCACATCGTCACAGGTTAATTGTGCCCGATCGTTTACGTCATCTTCAGCCACAGCTACAGTTGTCAGGGTTTTGTCGTTTTGTGTGTATCCGCTCCCTGTCGCCAGCTGATTTGCCGTTACATCTGCCAGGGTCGCATGGGCATCCCGGTCAAACACAAAAGTGGTGTTCATCAGGATTGCCTTGAGCGTGTGTCCCGCAATCGCGTTCAGCAATACATATTTAAAATGATTGGTTGTATCTGCTACTATCGCCATATCATGACTCCTTTTCCTTGATTAATATTGTGATTACAGTGTCCGCCTTCTGCTGCCTGACACTGGATATCGCCGCCTGGAACACCCCATCAGGTATTGCCACGCGGACAAATGTCTCTGTTTTGTGGATGTTCAACAGCCTGGCCCGGTCCGACTCTGACATCAGGGCAACCACGTTCAATGTCCTGTCCCCGTCCGCCACCCCGGAATGATTGATATACACGCCGCCATCCAGGGTCTTTGTCCGTGACACCCGGGCGGGCATGTCATTCAGTGTCGATGATTTTTTTTCATGGATGACCAGGTGGCCGGCCGGATTCTGTGTCAATGTCGATATACCGATCATGAGCTCAATCCCAGTAAAAAGTCTGCCGATTCTTCATTCGCCCGGATCTGCACTTTTTCAATCACCTGCCATAAAATCATTTCCAACGCCGGTTCCAGGCCGGTAGAATCGATCTGGATCATGGCGTCTCCCCGCTCCATGGCTGCTGTTTTTGCTTCGATGTTTGCTACCTGGGCCTCGTTCAATTTGATCTGGGACTCCAGGGCTTTTTCCTGCATGGCTATTTGATCTTCCACCATGTCTTCCAGCTTCCATTTATCCAGCGTGGAAAGATCAGACATGTTTGCCGCCAGATCTCCGAACATTGATGCCGTGGCATCTGCCGTGGCCTCAACCGACTGGCTGGCCGCCTCATACGCTGCCATCAAAATGTCTGCATTGGCCTGGGCCTGAGCGATATCAACCTCAGCCGTGTACTGAAAAGCCGCCTGGGCGGTTTCCGCCTGGGCTTCGATGGCGGCAATCTGTGTGTCGATGTCGCCCTGGAGCTGAATTTCTAACATTTTTTCTGTTGGGATATTATCGATCTGTTTTTCAACATCCGTGACCTGATCTTTTTCAACATCAATTTCAATGGAATGCTGGGTGCCGTTTTCGTCAAACCATATGATTTCATTTTTGGCTTCGTCGATTCCTTCTTGATCCAGATCAACATCAACCTCTACTGTTTTTTCATTTTCCAACGCCAGATAATTGTCCCAGAACGCAGTGATTTCTTTATCTGCCTGTTCGACATCCGCCCAAATAGTTGCAACCGGCGGATCAATCTCAACCCGATCTTTCATCAGATCCCGGGCCGTGTCCACGCTCAGCAGATCAGCTTCAGCCGCAATCTTAAATATGGCCTCATCCGGCAGGTTCTCAACGTCGTAACCCAGTCCGGTCAGTTCTTTTCTGAGATCTGTCAAATCATATTGATATTTTTCCGTGCTGTTTGCCAAAGCCGTGACCAGCTTGTCAAACTGATCTGCGCTGTCCGTGGCCTGATCCTGTGTGCCGGAAAAGTTCAGTAGTCCATCTGCCCAGCCAATAACAGACTGCGTTGCTTTACTGACGCCTGGCACATAATCATTGATCAATTTCCCGGCCAGCAGCCCAATTGTTGCCGATATACCCACCAGCCCGGCAGCGCCACCGGCAGTCCCGGCCAGTGCGTTTACCCCGGCGCTCCACGCAGCCGTGGCCGACGTTACCGACCCCAAGGATGTCACTAATCCGACAAGCTGTTTGGCAGCCAGCACATTGACCAGGTTTGAAACGGACCCCAAAGCATCGGCTGCACCGCCCAGAAAACCTGACAGCTCGTTCACAACCTTGCCAGCCCCCATGACCGTGCCGATCATCTTTGCTGTTTCGCCGTCCATGTCCCCGGCTTTGTCGGCAGCTTTTCCCAGCCATTCAGCCACATGCTGCCAGACCTCCACAATCCCTGTAGAGACTTCGTTCAATCTTGTCCCCAAATCAACCAATTTCTGAATTGCCTGGGATAGACCTTCTGGTGCGGACAGATCCACGTCTCCGAAAAATGCCTCAAAAACGCCGGCGGTTTCAGATGCCAGTGTTTTGATGGAGTTAGAAAAGTCTGAAAAATCAACGTCTTTGAGCGCTTCGGGTAAATTTTTCGCCAGATCGTTGAGGGTCGTTTCAAGATCTTTGGATAACTCCTCGATGACGTTGAATACGTCATCAAAGGCCCCAGCCTTGATTGAAGATTGAAGTGATTTGAACACATCCGTCAGGGCAGTGGCAATGTCGCCATACTCATCCAGCAGTTTTGCCCCCACGGCCTCCAAAGTCAGGGTGACGTTGTTTGCCAGGGTCTGGTTGATGAGATTGACGTCATCCGCCATTTTCTCAAATGCGGTTGCTGTTGCGCCTGTCTTGTTCTCCATGTCTTCCAGAGCACCTGCAAACTTGCCGGACTCATCCCTGGACAGGATCAAAGCCCCGCGCAATGCCTCGGATGACGTGAACAGTTTGGCCATCTGATCCACATTGCCGCCGGTCACGTCATAGACTTTGGCCATGACGCCTTCCAGCCCATCGGCTGCCAGGGCCTGGGCTGAAAAGTCGAGTCCCAGCTCCTGGGCGTAGTCACTGGCCTGCTTTGTGGGTTTGATCAATGCTTCGATGACCTGGCGGATCTGGGTCATAGCCTGGGAGGTGGGAGCTCCGGACGCGGTGATGGCGGCAATGGCTGCGCCCAGTGTTTCGATTGGCACTTCAGCCGCTGCGGCCGTGCCGGTCACCTGGGACAATGATGCTGCCAGCTCCGGGATAGTTGTTTTACCATCTTTGACAATGGTGAAAAAAGCGTCAGAATATCGGGTCGCCTGGTCAACGCCGTCGCCGTATGCGTTCATGGAGCCCAGCAGCAATTCGGTTGATGCTGCCAGGTTGGCCTTTCCGCCGACGGCCAGTTGTTCCGCAGTTGCCAGTGCATCCAGGCTGTCGGTGTAATCCACGCCCAAAGAAATAGCCTGGTACAGGGCGTCGTTGATATCGTCCAGCCCCTGGGTGGAGTCGGCCGCGTACAGTAAAATATCTTCCCGGAACCTATCGATGCCCGCGCCGGTCTCATCCACCAGGGTGGTAATCTCCCGGAACTGGGAGTCAAAATCTTTGGCAACATTGACAGCCAGGGCCATGCCGCCGATGGCCAGGGCCCCCAGGGCAGCCTCCAGCATGACCACTTTGTCATGGGCGCTTGCCAATGGGTCGGTCATGCTTTCCAACTCACCAAACCCGTCAGACACTTTTTTTGAAATACTGGTAACAGTGTCGGAAACCTGGTCAACCCCACCAAATACAATTTCTATGGTTTTTTCAAGATCAGCCACGGCCCCTCACAGATTGACGTTTTTTTTTCAGATGCTCGTAATACATGCCCCACAGCTCCATTTCAGTGTTGGTCAGATACCCGTGCGGGAAAAGATCGGGCCGGGCTTCATACAGGAACCGTTTCCGCTCGTAGCAGAGCGACAAAGCGCCCCTGACACCGGGGTCATGCCAGAGGCTTAGGCTTTTCCCGGCTCGTGCCCCTGGCCGGTCAGCTCCAGAATTTTCTTTGCGATCTGCTGGAACTCCACCGGGCAGCAGGTGCACAGTTTGACGGCCAGGTCTTCATCCGCTTCCGGCTCGACTGACCCCAGCTTCACCAGGTGGATGTTCAACGCAACATTGGCCGGCACGGTGTCATCGATGTTCATGATCTTTTTGGCGGCTGCCGCTTTTTCTGCCGACTGACCGCCGACGATCCCCGCCACCAGTGCCGCAATATCCTTCCGGCTTTCGACGGCCTGTTTTGCCTGCCCCAGCTCCTGCCCGGTGATCCCCCGCACCTTCCACACCGGCTTTTCCCCTTCGCCAAACCAGGATACCAGCCCCGGCACCGGCACGTCCGCCGTCCGGGGCTGCATCTTAGTATTCAGGAATTTTTCAGCGTCAAAGCCCATTAGGACAGGACCCTTTCACCCTGGTTCTGGGCCGAAATCGTGGCGCTGACTTCAATGGTTCCGTCTGCCGGGAATGACTCGGCAATGCCCAGAACCCCCTGGGCATAAATGCAAGGCGTGGTCAGCAACCGGTCATTCCGGAACTTGAACCACAGCTCCTCGCCTTCAAATTGCATAAAGCCTTCGTTCAGGGTCGATGTGTAGGCTGTGAATGATCCCTGCCCAATGCTTTGGGACCGGGTGCCCATGGCGCCGCCATAGTATTCGGTTGAAGACACGGAATAACTGTTCGCGGGGCGCACAAAATCAGCCGCTTTCGGGATTTGGGCAAACGACGGTGTGTAGTAGCTGGCATATACCAGCTTGGTAGCCACGGTGGTGCCGGCATCTTCGCTGTGAATCGCTTGAAGCTCGGAAGCAAAGTCAACCCCGGCATAGCCCTGGACGCCGTTGGTCACCCGGATGCGCTTTTCTTCCCACACCGGGAACATAGCCATTTCCCTGGAACTGCCGGGCACCTGGATGATTTCAGATGCTGTTACAACAGCCACACCAAAGGCGGTCAGCTTGACCTGGGCAATCTCGATGGCATCATTATCAATGTATGGAGGGCCACCTGCAGCACCCCGGGTTGTGGAAAAAGCGGTGCCGTCAGTACCGGCCACCACAGCCACTGCCCCGGCAGCGGTAATTGTGATACTGTTGATGTTGTGAGTATCGGGCGTGATTGCACGGGTGATTGCCACATCCGTGGCCGCTGTGATGTCCTCCTCTGCGCCTGCCAGCCAGCAGGTCCCGCCGGAGATATCGATCATGTCGTTTGTCCCGGACGCTGCCGGAGAAACCACCAGCCCGGTCAGCACTCCATTGGGCCGGACGGTCGGCGTGAACCCGGCCCGGTTGGACCACAGCTCCGCCGCGCTGTTAAAAGTTTTGTTGTCGCCGGAATCCGAAAGCGCCGTCATTGCCACTGCGGTCTGACCGGCTTCATAGTCAAGTCTGGGATCTGCCATTGTTCATTCCTTTCTATTAAGATTGACTGTACGGGTCACCCGCCAGTGTGTTGTATTTGACTCTGAACTCAGCAAAGACAGCCACTGTGGTGTCCTCGCCCTGGGGTATTGCTCCGGGTCCGCCGGATGCGTACCCGATAGAGTTGATTAAGGGTGTGACATGCACCTGCTCGGCGGCCTGGTCCGTTGTGCCTGCCCCGGTGCCGCCGGTAATCGTCACGGCTTCGGATGCGTCGAACGCATCTGCTGCCGCGTCCGGCTTGATGGTCCATTGCCGGGTGGTGTTGTTGTACCGGATCAGGGTCCCGGTGTCGCCGGTGCCTGCCCCGGTGACGGTCTTTCCGATATCCCCGGCCACGGCATCGGTATATCCGGCTGTTTTAAAAACCAGCATCAGATAAGGCGGGGCCGTCATAATCTTGATGGCATCGCCCAGCAGCTGCTCCTGGATCACAGATGGGTTGGTAGTGCCGATTTCTGCAATGGCCTCCACTTTGAGCATCATTTCACAATGATTCTGGCCGTATTGCTGGATCACCTCTTCAAGCTGAGGCAACAGGACCGCCGCCGGCACTTTGCCCGGGTCCACATAAGACACGGCCCGGAACACATTGGCCCCGCAACCGATGTTGAAACCTTCGGCCACAGTCCAGTCAGCCAGGCGGTTTAGATATGCGGAAATAATCTGTTCTCTGATGGTATCAGCCACGGTGCCTCCGGATTACTTCATCGATTTTGTTTTCCACGTTCAGCAGATAAACATGTTGTGCCTGGATGGTGACGGGGTCCAGCACTTCCGACTTGGCAAATATGTCTTCGATCCGGGGGCCGGTGAGACGTTCCACGGGCCGTTTGAATCTTGGAGCAATTGCAGACCAGTTTGCCACGGCTTTTTTACCTACGGGCCACTTGCCGGTCCCGTGCATTCGGTTCTTGCGCCAGTACACATGTTCTTTGCTTCCCCGGGCAGCAATATAGGCATGTTTTATCAATGCCCGTGATGACGATTTCAGCACCTTCACAGACACGCCTCTCTGTGTCTGGTTGGCCCCGAAGTTGATCAGCCCGACCGGCTCACCGGTTGCTTTCAGTGACCCGGATATGTCGCCATAGTTTGCTTTTTTGATACTAAAATCTTTTTTGATCCGGCTGGATTTCAAGTTGATCTCGTTGGCGATCCGGGCCGTCGCCTGGGTCCGCGCCGTGGTCAAAGTCTTGTTTATACTGGTGGTCATAACAGACTTGTACTTGTCCGCCAGATCGCCCAACATATTCCTGACCGCCGTTACGTCCGCCTGGTTGATCTGTACTGCCGTCATCGGACCACCGCCGTGACCATTACACGGTCATTGTTCTCAATCTTTTTGACCGTGTACGTCTCGCCATCAACCAAAAACGTTGCACCCAAGGCAGGCATGCCAACGTCAGACACCTTTGCCGTGACCGTTGTACCAAGCGTTGCTACACCTATATCGTATCCGTCCGCCTGGATCATAACGTCATGGTACACCAGCGCCGTACAATCCACCGGATCTCCGGTAACTGGTGTATAGGTTGCAGCTTTACCGCCGATTCTCAGCAGGTCAGTGGCCGCCTGTTCCATGATTGTTTCAATTGTCATTGCTTACCCCTGCAAACAGAAAACAGCGATATCAAAGTCTTTGGCAGCGTCGGTGCTGGTCGGCGTGAACCGCATCGCATCACAGTAGAAGTCAACCGGAAAAACCAGCGTGCCGGCTACCATATTGACCGTTTCCACCGTCATATACTCCTCGGTCCCGGGGGTCCGGATAGCAACGGCCATGGACCCGGCGGAGCTGGATTTGGATGTCAACTGGACCTGTTTGGCCTTGACCCGTCCATATCCCGCCATGTCGATGACCTGCGCCCCATCTGCCGGGGTTTTGCCTGTCAATTTAAATGTCCGCTGCATTGGTCACCGCCTAACCGGTAATAGTTACTGTGGTGGATGTCACGATGCCCTGACATTCGGTCATCAGGTAATACGTCCCGGCGGCATCCGTGATTGTCAGAACCGCCTTGCCGGTTGCGTCAGTAATGATATCGATGTCCGCATTTGCCAGATGCTCCATGATAATCAATGCGTCTGCTGCCACTGCAAGTCCTTCTGACGCTGCCGCAGCTCCCATTGATGCCGCGGAGGTCCATGCCCGGATTAAAACATTTTTTGCCAGGTTATTGCCCGCCAGGTCCTGGGACTGAATGGTAACAGCGGCCGTGCCATTAGCACCGTCAACCGATGTCACATCAAGGGTGACAACCTTGTCCTGAATGTCATCATCAAGGTCCGCGATTGTAATATCCCCCGGGACTGTCGCCTTGGGTATAAGCAAGACATTGATTGTGGCAGTTTCTCCTGACGTAACCGCCTCAAGAGCAATACCAAACGGATCTTCGGAGCTGTCTTTGTTCAGGGCCGTGTCCTTGTCGGTCCAATAGAGCATATCGCCCACAGTCACCGCTGCATTTCCGCCCCCATCTTCACCTTTTACTGACAGGTCAAACACACCCTCAGTCTGCACGGTCGCATTGTACGGGCTTGCCGTCCCGGCATCAGTCAGAAGCACGCAGGGAAGATACCCACCGACAACAAACGCGTCGCCGGATTCTGCACCGGTTACGGTCGGCATCTGCATCTTTTTGCCGTCTCTTACAAAATTTTTAGCCATCGTTCTAAATTCCTTTATTTTTGTGCCCAGCGGACCGGGCTATTGTCATCAGTCTCGGTCATTGATCGCTATGATCAGTTGCCGTCGTTCATATACAGCCCGCGCCAGTCCATGGCCTTTGCGCCTGCGTCAATGCGGACCTTGAACTCGGTGCCGTCCACGCTCCATCCCTGCTGCTGCTCCATGTAGGGGGTCTGGTTGCCGTTCAGGAAAAATACCGTTACGGTTTTGCCCTTGGCGGCTGCCAGGAACCATGCCAGGGGATCGTTGTCATCGAGGCGGGAGTCATAGATCCGCCGGAGAACGTCGCCGGAATAGGTGTTGACCCGGGTCGTTGCAACGGCTTCATCAGGCGTGCCGATGGTGGCCTCATCAACATATTTTTCAGACCGGAAAAACGATTCGGCCGCGCCTCTCAGGGACATGGGGGCCAGGAAAAATGCCGGGCGGATATTCAGCCGACGCTTGCCCTTCAGGTCGGTCTGCGTTCCCATTGCAAGGAAAGCGGCGTCCAGGGTGGCAACGCCGGGGGCGGCACCGTCACCGGCAGCCACCAGGTTTGAATGATCTGAATGGAACAGGGGCTTGCTGTCACCCATGGTCGGGTTGCCGGTCAGGACCGCATACGGCAGATCCCCGACTTTTCGGGCGGCGGCTTCGCCCATGCCCATGAAGTTCCGGGTAATGGCGTTCAGGTCATCGTTGATAATCGCCTGACGGGAGATACCGGCCATCTTGCCATATGTGACAACCTGATATTCTTCCTTGGCTTCGGTCCGGTTGCCGTATTCGTATTCGGCATTTTCGGGCAGCTCGTCCAGGTCGTCAAATTCGCTGATCCTGACGGATGAATGGGTTTTAAAATCTGACACGCGCCCGGTATCACACCACTGATTCCAGGTTTCCCCGGCACCTTCCCAGCCAGCAAACAGGGATTTGTTTGCCACGTTTGCCAGGATATATGGGAAATCAGATGTGGTTAGCGCCCGGCCAATCATTTCCAGGGGATTGCCGGTGTTTTTGAGATTGTTCACCAGCAGTGCATGGCGGGCCATTTCGACCAGGGAATACCCGGCCAGGTCGGACGCGCCAGCGATTTTTCCATGATCGCCAGGGATGCCGGACCGGATCAAGACCGCCCCCTCGGCTGCTTCACGAAATTTTTCTTTTTCGTCCTTGCCGGTGTCGTACCGGGTACCGTCTTTTGCGGGCGGCTTCGGGTCGTCCTTCTGGTCTGCCAGATGTTTCATGACCAGTTCCCGCGCTTTGTGGATGTCGATGTCTTCATCAATCATCCGTTTGGTTTCTTTTTCCGGCATTTCAAACTGCCGGCACATTGCGCTGATCTCAGTGATCCGCTCACGCTCTGCTCTTACTGCCTCTGCCCGCTCTTTTTCGGGGTCGGCTTTTGACTCCGGGTCTTTTTTGGGTTCCGGCTTTCTGTTCGCCTTTTCAATAATCCCGTCCTGAAACGCCCGCATTTCTTCGTCCGTGGCTTCAGCGGGCATCCCAAGCGATACCAGGAGTTTTCTAATTTCGTCCATTTTGTTTTCCTTCTTTTCTGGGTTGATATATGATCGGGCTTTTGCCCGCTGATCCGCGCCTATGGGACACACCGACAATTCTTTGGGTGTCCATTTCGTGACTACTCGCAACGGGCCTTTATATTCCCGCCCTGCCACGCTCTGCTTTTCTTTTTCCGGTATCCAGATTGATTCATGCACCCGATACCCAACCGAAAAGTCGGTTAAGTGCCCTTCCTGTATCCGGGTCCAGGTGCCTTCGGCCTCTTCCGCTTTGCTGAAATAAGACCGACCCATCAGCCTGTCATCTTCTATTTTCATGTCCCTGTAGCTACCCAGTACATCCTTAGATTCGTACCGCATGTGCGTATCAAGGAGCGGAACTTGCCGGGTCGTTGGAATCTGGCACCCGGACATAAGCAATATTTCCGGCACAATGGCATACCGTTCATAGTCAAACACCTCCACCGGATCTTCGGTCGCGCCGATGACCTCAACGGACCGGTTTTCCGTGTCGATGGTGCCCGGACCGTCCTGCCGGATGGATAGGGTACGGTATGTCAGGTTTTTGGGGTCGGACCTGGTGGACAGTCGCTTTTTCTTTTTCTGTTTCTTCATACTTATCTCCCAAATTTGATCAGCTTCGCGGCTTTTTGCTCCTCTACCGCCGCCGGGTTGTTTTTCAATGCGCCGGAGACTTCTTGCGGGGTGATCCCCATTTCCTGTTCCCACTCCCGGAACTCCTGGATCTCTCTGAGCACATCTTCAGGATCGCGTCCACGCGCCCGGATGACTTCTTGCGGGCTTCTCAGGTTGGATTTTGCTGAATCAATCCATGCTTTTGTTTCTCGCAATGGATCAATAGACTCCATGCCGGGCGGTTGCCATTCTGCCCGCTTGTAAGCGTATGGATTCGTGAAATACCCCGGCAAATCCAGCTTTCCGCTCATGACAGCATAGTCATAAAAGGGTAAGGTGGTTGACTGGCAAAATTGCCGAATGTGCCGGGAGATCGTGGGTTTCAATGTGTGCAGAAAATCGTTCCGGGCTGTCCGGGATGTGGAATAATTCAATCCTTGGTAGTCGCCGGACAGAATTTCATAGGGGATGCCGGTTGTGACGGACAACATGCACAGAAGCAGTCGAACCATCGGAGGGAAGTTGCTGCCGGGCCTGGGGTTGTGCGCAAGGTCAATCGATTCGCCGGGGTTCAGGTACTCAATGATGGCGTTTTCCATCTCTTCGATGTACTGCTGGTCGCCGTCGTCACCGGTCAGGGTTTCCAGGCCAAGCTGCCGCCCTGCAGGGGAGTCGGTCTTTACAAACCCCAAGTATTTGGCTGCCATCTTTGCGCCGTCAATCTCAGCGTCCATGTATTCCTGAAGGTCGTGGGCCAGCAAAAGGCCGGATGTCAGCGGGGAGATTCCCCGGAGTTGCCCGGGCCTGAGCGTTTCAAATCCGTGTATGATGTCTTCTGATTTGATTCTGACAGAGTTTCCCCACCCGTCCGGGTCATCAAAGTGATAGGCCAGGACCCTGCCGGTTGATTTCTGGTACTCAATGCCCTGGTATATCTCAACTGTGTGGTTGCCTTGATACGTGCCGGTGTCTTTGTTGGTTGTCAGCCAGTCCGCTTCATAGACCTGAAGGCAATAGGGGATATACCGGTTATCTTTGGGCCTGAACCGCTTAACAAGCAGGAACTCGCCTGATTCGACATCCTGGCGTTTTGACAGGGCCATCATTTCATAAAAGTGAAGTTTCCCGGCAACATCTGCCTCATCTGCCCAAAACTTGAACGAATCTTCAACCTGACGGATTCTTTTTTTGTCCAGCTTGCCGTCCGGGTCCCGGATTTTTGATTGAAAAACAATGCCAGAACCAACGGTATAGTCGCAGATCCGCCGGACCGCGTTGGAGAAATACGGAAAATCCCTGACCAGCTGCCGGGTTCTGGCCCGGACACTGACGGATGAATTACCGATCACATGATTGACGCTGGTGTTCGCGGGATTCCATGGGCCAATTAATCGCCCGGATTTTGCGGCTGCATACATTTCTTGCCGTTTGCCGATCTTGTTCAGGTGATCGCGGGCGGCCATACGGGCAAGACCACGGGCCGGGGAAACGTAAGAGACAATCTTGTCAACGATATTCACAATGAATACCTGCCTTTGTTGTAGGCATAGACACGCCGGTGGGTTGCGCCGGTTTCGCGCTGGATCAGGGATCGGAGGAAAAGAAGTTTGTCAAGGTCTTGCTCGCGATACCGGACAGAATGCCCATTGGCAAATGTAACTGCCACCACATTCTCGCCTGTTCCCAGGGAAAGTATGGCAGCTTCGATTGATGCAAGGTCGGTGCTTGTAAAAGACATAATGTATCACCTCTTTTGGACGATGATACACAAGTGTATTGTCTGTGTCAATAAAAAAAGACACACCTGTATCAAAAAATACAGATGTGTCTCAGAAAATAAAAAAAGACCCTGGATGAATTAATCACCCAGGGTCTTTCCCAAACCCGGCCACGCCTCACCAAGCCTAACCATGAGGGGTCAGAATATCAGGGTTTGCTTTTTATGTCAACCTTGCCCTGCCTTGCCCTGCCTCGCCCTGCCTTGCCAAGCCATGCCTCGCCAGGCCAGGCCCTGAAAAAATTGGTATAATCCCTGCCAAGCCATGCCTCGCCTTGCCCTGCCTCGCCTGGCCTTGCCAAGCCTCGCCTGGCCTTGCCAAGCCTCGCCTGGCCTTGCCAAGCCTTGTCTGGCCGAACCAAAATCACCAACCCAACCGCTTAACTGTCCGGTTGGCAAAAAAAGACAGCTTCGCAACAGCGTCGGAATTTTCCCTGCGCTCGCTGTCTGAAAGTTTTTCAAAGGCGATGTTTTGCACCCGGTCTTTCGCCTTTTCGTATGTCCTGACAATTTCATTTTGAAATGATTTCATGGCCCATTGTGTTTGCTCTGAGGGCTGTACAACTTCTTGTCCAAATCCTGGCACTGTCTTCAAAGCCATTTTCTTTTCCCGCAACAGCCGCGCCCTAAGTGCCCCCATGTAGTCAGCATACAGCATGTCTGCCTTGTTTTTATCGTCTGCTGTTATTGGTGGTTTGATTCGGAATTTATCCAAAAACCACTTTTTAGGTATTTCAGATCCATAAGAAAACCCGTCTTTGCCAAATGCAGACAGAGAGTTTTCAACCGGATCGTCATATGTCAAAAGATCCATATCACGCCTCCTTGGCCTCAAATCTACCAAAATCGCCGCCGTTTTCCGGCCTGAAATCTCCAATGCCAATCATGGTGCCTGCGGTGCTCAATAAACGAAATATATCGGACTTGTCAATCACCGATTCGTCATAAACCATTTCAACCTGGCAGGACCATTCATGAAAAATCGGGCGGCATCTCATCAACCTTGCCCGCTGCACCACAACAGACCGGATATCTGTAAACTTGCCGGATTTCCACAAGGCTTCTGTGTTTCTCGGTCCGTTATACTGGAGCTTTGCCTTGTCAGTGGAAACCAGGAGGCCGGATCTGATCTTCGGCCCCTCCTTGGTCTTCTTTGCGGAATTTATCAGTGCCGCCTTGATCATACGTCCCGGCACATATGGGCCTGTTTTTTCATCAAAATACATGCCGCCCAACCATTCCAGCCGGGCAATTTCCTCGTGGTCGTCGTCGGTTTTTTTCCGCTTGCTGGTGTATATCGCTATCTCTTTTTTCAAAGGGTCAAGCGGATTTGCCAGCCGGTCCGAGTGCATCAAAAAGGGTGAAATACCTGTGATCTGTGCATTGATTGTTTTCATGTTACCTCCTTGCCTTAAAAGTTTTTTGTTTAAAAATCCTCGCCTTGCCCGGCCTTGCCCGGCCAAGCCATGCCTCGCCCGGCCCAGCCATGCCTTGCCCGGCCCAGCCATGCCTTGCCAAGCCAAGCCCTGATCCATAAACCATATAATACCTACTTCTAATTATATGTCAAGAATTATTTTCATTTTTTTTATTTTTTCGTGCTTTTAATCGTGCCCCTCTTCGATCTCACCACCACCGGCCTGGGCTTTTCCACCGGCTTGTCCTGATTCTCCCGCCATTTGTCGATATCATGCGTGTCTGCCACCCATACGGATGCCTTAGTCCGGGTCGCCGGGAAGCCTGCGGACCGGATCAGGTCTAAAATTGTGCTGTCTGACCGGTTCATGTACCTGGAAATTTTTGTAATTCCTTCGAGTTTTGCCATGGTTTACCACCTCTCACGCTTTAATTTATGGTTTCTTTGTGGCCTTTTGGCCTGTTTTTGCTGTGTTTGTGCCTGTTTCTGGCTTTGCAGATCGATATACGGCAGCCCTGCCCGGATGGCTGAGGCGTAGGCATAGACCCAAGTATCAAGCGCCTCATTCCGCTTGTTGCCCCGGACGTTGTGCCATTCCTTGACCGGATACCCCTTGACCCATCTGGTCACCAGCTTTTCGGCGGTGATCTGCTCATAAAACTCATCATCCAGACCGATATAAGTATGAATCCTGCCGGGTCCCGGATCAGTCACGTTAAACCGGGCATACAGGGTACTTTTTGCCGTGTCTGTGCCGATAGGCCATATCTCCACCCCGTCTTCGATCTTTTCACCCTTCCATGTCAGATCCTGCTTTGTCGGCAATCCCAACACCGGGCGCCCTGGAGTCGATGCCCCTTTCAAGGCGAACACTTTTGGGGCACGGGACCGGCAATAATTTCTGACCGCCTGGGTCGTGTTGCCGTCGCCAGCATCCACACCGCATGACAGGATGTGCATTTCAACACCATCTGCCCGCCTAAATGTCCCGCCGATAAGCTGGTCATGCTGCTGCCAAACATCAGCGTGCATGGGGTCGCCTGCTATCTCGATGTGATAGACAAGCCAACATTCTTCACCCTTACCCCAGCCGTATATTGACACCGCCAGGCGGTTGTGCTGCACGTCGGTCCCGGCAGACAAAAGCAGGATCTCCTTGGTTGGGATCTGCAATGGTTGATAAGACTCGGCCCTGGATTTAATCTTGACCCACTCCGGGCGGTCCCCGGCTTCTTCCCAAACGTCCGCCATTCTGGTGTTGGTCCAGACCTTCATCCCCCTGGGGTCACCCTGTTTCATCTGCTTTGCGGCTTTCAGAAATTCATCCACCACCTGCGCCCAGGACACCCACCCCAGCGGAGAATAAAGGCTATTGGTTTTAAACCCGCGCTTTTTCCGGTCCGGGTATTCGTGGATGTATTTTCCCTGGGCCAGCATGTCTGTTTTTTGCCATTCTTCGATACGGCACTGGCAGTGTTCGCACTGATACCAGACATCTGTGATTTGGCCGTCATCGTCCCGGGTGAACTTGATGCCATGCTCTGCATCCTTTCCGCCAAAAACCAGGAACTGGTGCTCATGGCAATGCGGGCACGGCACACAAAAGTGGCCTTGGCTGGATTCGTCCCATTCCGATTCTATATTTGACACGCCCTTGGTGGTCGGTGTGCTGTTGATATATATCTTTTTCTTTGTCCCGAATGCGTCAGTCCTCTTTTTGAACAGGTTTCCCGGGGCACCCTCACCCCCTGCGTCCTGGATGAAGCCGTCATAATCGTCCAGGATCAGGTATCGAATTGAATCAGACCGTGCAGACACCGGGGAGTTTGATCCGGTCAGGGTCCATGAACCGCCTGGGAACTCTTTTAAAAGCAGGGTGTTCCCAGCGTCCCTGGACTTCACCGGCTTGATAATACCTTTCAGGGCCGGGATTGCGCGGACCGTTGGGGCCAGTTTCTTTTTGCTGTGCTTTTTCACCATGTCGTCGGTGGGTTGAACCAGCATACAGGGTCCTGGGTAAAGATGCGCCACGGAACACAGCATGATATTTGCCAAGGTGGTATAGCCCGCCTGGGTCGGCTTGATCACCACAACCTCATGGGTTGGTGATTGCGGTGACAACTCCCGTAAGATTTCTTCAACCCACGGTGTCCGGCTTGACCGGTACTTACCAGGCTCGACGGACGATTCTTTTGTGAGGCGGAAATGGGCGTTTGCCCATTCGACAAAATTGATGTAGGGGTCTGGTTTAAAAGCGGCCTTGACTATTTTGGCGGCGTTGGTCATGTCTTTTCCGGCTTGCTCAATTCGTCCAAAACTTCTATCATTGCGCCCATGATTATTTGATTCACCTTGTGGACATCCGGGCATGAAGCTACCTCCGCGCTGATCCTGTCTGGAATATTTAAAAGCGCATCCCTAGCTTGTCGTACCGCTGCAAAGTGATCTGCCTCATATTCAGCTTTATTGACAAGATCGCCTGATTTCTGATCAAGGTCTAATTTCAATAGGGCGGCTTTGTAGTTAGCCTGTAGCCGCTGCGCTTCTGTAAGTGTCATATCTTCGTCAAGGCCGGCCTCTTTGACGGTCTGCTCCATCTCCGGCTTGCTCGGTTTTTTCTTTTTCGATTTCCTTTTGCGCGGATCCGGGTTGGGGTTGTGGATCTTGTCCAGGTTTTCAGCCAGGGCGGTGTCTGCTTTGTCCATGTCAATCAGCTTTTTCCCTGAGATCCGTTTCATGGCTCCGGGCGGTATTTTCCCGGTCTTGATCATGGTCGAGATCCGGGGTTGGGAGATCCCCCGGTGATCTGCGTATTCTGTTTGAGTCATGAATTTTGTCATATTGGCCGCCTGTGTTATAGTATTTGTTATATTTTGGTTATAGGGTGTTTACTGAAAGCCCCGTCTGGCAAGGGTTTATAATACGTTATGGGAATCTGAAACTGAGAATTTATCGAGCCTTGCCGCAC